CACTGCGATGAGGCAACCAAGCCGGAGAGGTGCCCACGGAACACACGGAAGACACGGAAGCCGGAAAGATTGGGGGGGAAGTTTCATGCGGCGAAGCCTTCGGTGATCGAGGCGCGCTCGCCATCGGTGAGGGTGATGAGCTCGCCATCGGCCGGCTCGAAAAAATGGATCTGCCCGTCGTGATCGGCAAACCAAAGGGCGGCATGGCGGCCGACCCGGCGGGAGTTGCGGGCGGTATAGTCGATCGAGCCGAGGGCGGTGCCGGTGCGGGTGCGGCCGGTGACGAGAGCATCGACGGCGCAACATTCGATCGCGTAGGCCGTGAAGCTGAGCGCGTGGTTGTCGCAGTCAAAGATCTCGGGGCGCCAGAGCGGGCGCTTTTCCGTTTTGCCGCCGCCGATCTGCACGACGTGCGTGAGCCGCTCAGGGAGCGACGCGACCCAGTAGCCCCACGCCTCGCGGACCCATGCGGGAGAGAGCCCATCGTAGCTCGCGTCTTTCCAGCGCCAAAGGTGCGCGGGGGCGCCGATGGCGTAGAGCGCGAGCGCGAGCTGTTGGGTGGTGAGCACGAGGCGGCCGGAGGGTTTTGGGTTTTACGGCGCGGGCGCGGGAGCCGGGGCCGGTGCGAACTTGGCGGCTTGGTCGGCGGTGAAGGCGGCTTTCACGGCGAGACTCAGGCCGGAGAATTGCGCCGGGGTGAGCGTGATCGTGAAGCTCGCGGCGGTCGAAAGCTCGCGGGAAATCTCAGTGCCTTCGGAGTCGGTTTTGACGACGAGGGGGAACACGGTGAGGGTGAGGGAGCCGTCGTCGGCGGGGTCGCCTTGCACGCGGCCAACGTAGTGCGTGATCGTGTTTCCGGCCTTGGTGACGGTGGAGAGGACGGTGCGAGTCGGAGCCGGTTCGGCCGCAAAAGCGACGGAGGCGAGGGCGAGGGCGAGGAGTGCGAGGATGTGTTTTTTCATGTGCTTAAGAGGATACGGCTTTGATAACGGAGAAGTTGAAGACGGGGGCTTCGGAGGTCGTGCCGCCCGTAGTGGCATAGCTGATACGGAAGGAACCCGCGCCCACGGCGGTGACGTGCACCATGTAAAGGTCCGTCCCGCTGCGCTGGTTAACGATGATCGTGTCCGTCGCGGCAACCGTGCTGTTGGTGACGGTGAATGACTGCCACGTCGCGGAGCCTGCGGCGGTGAACAGCGTGATCGCGCCGCACACGTTGTTGAGCGTGACGCCAGTGGTGCGCGAGGTGCCTTGCGTGACTGCGCCGCCCGCGCCGGTGCCGTAGCCGATGCCGCCCGTTGCGGAGGTCGAGCGGACGGAGCCCGAAACGGTGAGGTTGCCGCCGAGAGTGGTAGCGGTGCTGCTAAACGTCGCAGCGAGAGTCGCGTTGACGGCAATCTGAACAGGTGCGGTTGTAGCCGAAGCGAGCACAGTGGCGTATGCCGTCGAGCTTCCAAAGAAATTGCCGCCCGTGCTGGATTCGATGCCGAGCTGAATCCGTCCTCCGGTGTTGGCTATGTCGAGATACTGGACCGCGGTTGAGGCTCCGGTGCGTGAGAACAGAAGCCCGCTCGATGCCGAGTTGATTTGCCCGCCGAACCAAGCCGCCCCCGCATTTCCAAACCCACCCGCGTTGACCAAGGAGCCGGTGGTGGTGGAGGTGCTGGCGGTGTTTGAGGCGATGCTTACCGCGCCGTTTGAGCCGGTGATGCGCATCGTTTCCGTGCCGCTGTTTCTGCGGAAGATCAAATTGCCGTTCGCATTTTGGTCTAAGCTGATGTAAAAATCACCGGCAAAAGATTGAAGGCTCCCAATCGGCGTGCCGGCAGTGGCAACCCGAATCCCCCCGGTGGCACTAATTTCGCCGCCCGCAAAGATCGCCCCCGCATTGCCGAAGCCGCCCGCGTTGATGAGCGAGCCGGTCGTGGTGGACGTGCTGGCGGTGGTGTCGCCAATCTGAACCAAACCCGCTCCCACGCTGCGGAAGGCCCAATTATTGGTGCCCGCCGTGAGAGCATCTACATAAACGCCGTAAAGATTCGTAATGGTAGAACCCGCGCCTTTTGTTGGGGCAGCGGCGTAAAAGCCCGTCATATTCGTAACCGTATAGGCCGACGCGGTGCTTGCCGGGAGTGAGTAAAACGAGTGCGCGCCCGCCGTGAATGATGCGGGGAATGTGCCGTTTGATAAATAGCCTACGCCATTTGTATCTCCGCCAACATTAGGCATGATACCGCTGAGGTTTACGCCAGCATTGTTCGCGGGTGCGCCATTGATGCCAATCCGCGCCGCAAACGTCGCCGCGCCCGTTGCGCTTGCAAAGGTCAACGCGGTGCCGAATGTGCCGGTGCCTAGGGTGAGGTTGCTTGCGGCGGCAGAGGTGACGGAGTTGACCGAGGTGAGCGCGGTGGGGAGGGAGAGCGTGGGGTTGCCGGAGACGCCGTCGCCGTTCGTCACGGTGATCTGGCCGGCGGTGCCGGTGAGCGTGCGGGCGGCGGCGGTCGAGGAGGACGTGCGGGCGATGAGGCCGTTGGACGAGAGGCCGGAGATGGCCGCAAGCTCGGCGTTGTAGGCTTGGACATCGGTGCCGATCACGAGCGCGGCCGAGGTGCGGAGCGCGGCGGCATCGGCCAGCGTGAGGAGCGAGCGGCCGTAGCTCGCCGTGGTGAGCGCGGCGATGGCGGTGAGGTCGGCGTCGAAGGCTTGGACATCGGTGCCGATCACGAGCGCGGCCGAGGTGCGGAGCGCGGCGGCGTCGGCGAGGGTGAGCAGGCTGCGGCCGTAGCTCGCCGTGGTGAGCGCGGCGATGGCGGTGAGGTCGGCGTCGTAGGCTTGGACATCGGTGCCGATCACGAGCGCGGCCGAGGTGCGGAGCGCGGCGGCGTCGGCGAGGGTGAGCAGGCTGCGGCCGTAGCTCGCCGTCGTAAGCGCGGCGATGGCGGTGAGATCGGCGTCGATCGGCTGGGCATCGGCGTTGATCGTGTTGTTGGCGGAGGCGACGATGTTTTTGAGCTGGGCGCGGAGCACGGCGGCGGTGATCGCGCCCGTCGTGCTCGGGAGATTGGTGTCAATCTCGGTATAGAGCGCGGCGCGGCTCTTGGCGGTCTGGGCGCCGAGCGGGGCGGTGAGCAGGGCGACGACCAACGCCAGGAGGGTGCCCACGGAAAACACGGAAGACACGAAAGGACGGAAAAAGCGGGAGAGGCGCATGGGATTATTGAAACTCGGGTGAGAACTCGTCGGAGAAGGAGGAGACCGGCTCGCGGATCGAGCGGGTGACGAGCTCGAGGTAGGCGCGGCGGCCGAGCTCGATCGGCTTCTGCACGATCTCAAAAAATTGATCGCCATAGACGACCCGCATGAAGGCCACGACGCCGGTGCGGTAGCGGATCCGAAAGGTCACCGTCTCTTCGATGCTCTCTTGCTCGGCGGCGTAGTAGCGGCGGCCGTTATCGACGCGGCGCATGGCCCACACGGTGGCCGAGTCGGTCCACACGTCGAACTTGCCACCCACGCCGTCGCGCTGGGCGGTGCGCGATTGCAGCACGATGCGGCGGTCGAGTTGGCCGGGATCGGTGTTGCCTTGGGCTTGGAGGCTCATGCGAGGAAGGCGATGCGGGCTTGCTCGATCAGGGCGTCGAGGTGGTGGGGCACGGCGTTGACGATGTTTCCCACGTTGACCGGGAGGCGTTGCTCATACCACCAGGCGGCGAGGGCGAGGATGGCGTAGCGGTGGCCCTCGGGGACGGCGGTGGCGGCGGCGCCGTAGCCAGCGACGAAGGTGATGGAAAACGCGCCGGGATACTCGCCGAGATCCGGCCAGGAGTAATCGGGCTTGAGGCTCACGCGGCCGAAGGCGGAGTCGCAACCCACGGCGCTCGCGGCGTAGGCCGAGGGGCTGAGGACCTGGGCGACGCCGGCGTCGTCGATGTAGTTGACGGAGGTGATCGAGATGAGCGGCGCCCGGGGGAGATCGAGGTGGCGGAGGTTGCCGTGGCGGTTGGCCGGGATGCGGTCGAAGGTGGCGGTGAGCGTCTGCGTGATGAGCGCGAGGCCGGTCTGCTTCTCAAAATGTTTCCGCGCCGCGGCGATGAGGTGCGTGATGTAGGCGGCATCGGTCGTGCCATCGAGCCGGAGCATCTGTTGCACGAGATCGTCGGCCACGAGCGCGACCTCGACCGCCGGCGGCGTCACGACCGTGACGCGCACGGGATCGGCGGCGAAGAGCGGGGCGGGGTAGTTGCGTGCGGCCGTGGCGGGCATGGGCGGAAAAATCAGGCCTTGAGCTTGCGGGGGGCGGAGCGGGCGACGGCGGCGGTCTCGACGACGGGGGCCACGGCGGCGGTCTCGACCGCGGGCGCGGTGGCATCGGCGGGGGCGGCGGTGGCTTGGCGCTCGGCGATGAGCTGGGCGGCGACGGCATCGGCCACCTCGACCGGGCGGCCGGCCTCGCAATGCTGGCCAGCAATGGCAATGGACTGCGTGGGGATGATTTTCATGGGCAGATTTTTTGTCTGAAAGGTGTGGGCTTAGAAGAGACCCCCAGCCCGGTGAGGGGCTGAGGGGCTCGCAAAGCTCACACGGCTCAGGCGCCGAGAGCGTCGAGCATCGCGGCGAAGCTCTTGGGCCGAGCGACGCCGGCGTCGTAGTAGCTCGAGGCGACGAGCGTATAGAGGCCGGAGATGGCGTTGGTCTTGTCGCGCACCATCTCGAGGCTCACGCCGCCCCAGTAGGCGACGTAGAGATCCTGCCAGTTGCCGAAGAAGATCGCCGAGCAGACGCTCGACGAGCTGCCCTTGGTGAGCGTGCGGGAGATCGCGTTGGAGAAGAGGGCCTCGTAACCGTTGATCTGGCCGTCTTGCAGCAGCGTGACGGAATCGGTCGAGCTAAACTTGGCCGTCTGCTTGAGCTTGCCGCGGATCTGCCCGTTGGAGCAGTAGCGCAGGGAGCCGTTGAGGGCGTTGTTGGTATCGACCGCGGTCTCGAGGGCCACGAGGTGCGAGAGCGCGGGCGCGAGGCCGTTGGTGCCGCCGGCCACGGAGCCGATGCCGGAGGTGCCGGCGAGGCCGGAGGGCTCGTTGGTGCCGCCGCCGTGGAAGATGGCGACCTCTTGCACGGCGAGCATTTGCGCCGTGAGGTTGCGGCCCACGATGGCCTCGATCGCGGCCGAGCTCTGCTTGAGCAGGCGCTCGGAGATGTCGATGTAAGCCGGCAGGCGGCGGGGCGTGAGCGAAAGCATCGCCGTGAGGGGCGAGACTTCGTCGGCCGCGGCGTTCTCCGCCTTGGCGGCGGGAGCGGTGCCGGCGGTGAGGCGCGGGAGATCCAGATTGCCGACGAGGCCCTCGACGACCGTGGCGCCGAGCTGGCGAGCGATCGAGGCGTTGTAGAAATCATCGAGCAGGCCGCTCTTGACGGTGGCAACGGTCATGCCGCCTTGGTCGCCGGCCACGGAGGTCGTGCCGCTCGCGGTCATATCGCGGCGATTGACGCCACGGCGCACGAGCAGGCGCGGGAGCATGATGCCGCCGGCTTCGATGCCGGCGGAGCGGGCCTCGCGCTCGCCCTCTTGCAAGAGCTCGGCCTCGACGCCGTCGATGTTGCCGACATTGGCGCCGCGGGCTTGGCGGTGCAGGTGGTTGAGGACCTTGCCCAGGTCGAAGCGATCGACCGAGCGGACCTCGTCGCGGCTGAGCTCGACGGGCTTGTTGCCCTCGCGGGCGGATTGGCGGAACTCCGCATCGAAATCGGCGGCGGCCGTGGCGTGGCGGGTCTCGAGCTCGGCGAGCTTGGCGTCTTTGGCGCGCGCTTCGCCGGTGAGGGCTTTGCGGGTTTCGGAATCGAGGTAGGAGCGGATCTCTTTATTGATCGCGCCGACTTCCTCGTGCATTTTCTTTAGCTTCTGATTCATGGTCGTGTGTGTGTGGTTGGTTTTGGTTGAACGTAAAAAGGGAGGTGATGACTAGGCGGTGAGAAGCCGGAGGCGCGTCTCCCGCGCGTCTTCGGAAATTTCTGGGGCCGGTGGGACCGTGGCCTCGGTGAAGGCGGCGAGGCCGCGGGCGGCGAGGGTGGTCTCCAAATAGGCGGGCTCGGTGACGGGGTTGACCCGGTGCAGGATCGCCTCGCGGATCGTGCGGACGGCGAGGGCGTCGCGCTTGGCCCACTCTTCGCCGGTGCGGGTGCCGCCGGCGGAGCGGAGCTCAAATTCGAAAGAAGTGCCGTCGATGATGCCGAGGGCGACGTTGGCCTTGAGATCGCGGCCCACGGTGGTATCGGGCAAAAGGGCGGTCCAGGTGAGGCCGGCGGCGGAATCCTCGAGGGTGAGGTTGACGCCGGAGCGGGCGAAGGTGGCGGCGTCGTTGTGGCCCACATCGGCAAAGACGGTTTGCCCGGCATCGGCGAGGGAGCGGGTGAAGACGCCAGGCGCGAGGCGCTCGACGAAGGCGAGGCCGCGGCCGTCGCGCATCTCGCGCGAGTCGGATCCGTAGGGGATGAAGCCGCGCATCTCGCCGATGTAGCCGGCGGCTTTTTGCTCGGGCGTCAAAACGCGGAGCTCGACCTTGGATTTGAAGAAGCGGGTTTCGCGGGTGTGCATCGTGAGAGCGGAGTGGTGGGCGCGGGTGACGAGACAACCAACGCGCGGCGCGGCGGGCGTGGGGCAACTGGGAAACCGCAACTCAGGGAAACTCGGGGAAACTCGGGGAAACTCGGGGAAACTTTTCACCCGCCGCCGAGCAAGATCGCGGCGGAGAGGCAGGCCTCATCATCGCCGCAATGGATCGGCACGGGCGCGGCGCGGAGGCCGAGGGCAAGCGTAGCCTGGGCGGCGGTGGCGGCGCGGCGGCGAGCCTCGGCGGTGGCGGTGAGCGCGAGGGTGGCCGAGACCCGGGCGGCGTGGGTGAGGGGCGGCCGCGAGCGCGCCGGATAAATGAAGCGATCGCCGCCGCCGCCGGGCGTGGGCGTGGGCGGGGCGGCCTCGACGACGACGGGGAAATAGGCGCCGAGGTAGCGCCGCGGAAAGGCGCCGGAAAAATAGGAATCGCGGACGCTCACGGAGTGGCGTCGAGCGTGATGGCGGTGCGGTTGCCGTTGGCGTCGACGGTGGCGGTGATCCGGTTTTTGCTATCGGCGGCATCGCGAAAGGTGACGGTAGCGCCGCCGCCGCCGGAGGATTTGCCGGCCATCACGCTGGCGAGCAGGCGCAGGATCTCGGCGGCGGTGTAACCGCTTTCGATCACCTCGGTCCACGGGTTCGAGGCTCCGCCGGCGTCGTTGAGTTTGGCGCCCATCGTGCCGGGCTCGTCGTTGGCGGTGGCCACGGCGGACCACACGGCGCGGGCGAGCGACTCGGGCGAGAGCGCGGTAAACGACGAGCTTTCGCCGGACATGGCGAGCAGGCCCTTGAGATCGGCGGTGCCGGAGACCGAGAGAACGCCAGAACCGGCGACGGGCACGATCATGCTCAGGCCCGCCGTGGGCGTGAGCGTCCAGGTCGCCTCGCCGCCGAGGCCGATCGTGAGGGAGAGCACGGCGTCGGCCGTGGTGAGGGTGAGCGTGGCCTCGCCGCTGAGGGCGATGACGAGGGAGAGACTAGCGCCGGACTCGGCGAGGGTGAGCGTGGCCGCGCCGCTGATGGGTGCGCCTGCGATGAGGGCGGCGGCGGCGGTGAGCGCGGAATCGGCGGTGCTATTGCCGGCCGACATCGCCCCACCGACGAGCGGCGCGAGGATGCACGCGCGGCTCTCAAACGACCCTTCGGGGATGCTCGCAGTCGGGGAAACGACGTCGTTGACGAAAAAAGAGAGCTGTCGCTGGGTGAGCTGTTGGCTCATGCCGAGGCCCGCATCGCCAAATAGCCTGATGCGAGAGAACCCGCGCAGGTTGGAGAAATTGTTGGGCCAGAGCGCCACGTTTTTTTTTAGCCCCAGACGGTCTCGGTGTGGCCGACAAACGTGGTGCTCGCGGCGACCGCGCCGCCCGCGACCAAGATGAAGCCGAGGCAGGCGCCATCGGGGATGATCGGGAGCGAGGGCGTTTGGCTCAAAGTATCCTTGTTGTGATAGAGCGACAACACGCCGAGCGGGATCTCCATGATCGGGCGGGCGAGCACGAGCGCGCCGGTGCCGGTGTTGGCGGCGGAAAACGTAACCGTGGCGACGTTGCGCACGCCGTAGTCGCCAGAGGCGAGGGGCAAGAAAGGCCCGTAATTATTGGCGGCGACGCCGCTGTGGGAAATGTGCGGCGTGATGGCGGAGGCCGTCATGGCGACGGTGACGGGGAGGGTGTTGCCCGTGTTGCCATCTTGGTCGGTGTAGCTGAGCGCGATGTTTTGCGCGGTGGCGCCAGCGGTCGCGGTCTGGACCCAATAGAGCCGGGTGCCGACGCCGTTGGCGGCGCGGAGCGAGGGCGTGCCGGTGAGCGTCTGCGCCGTGGCCGTGTTGTTGCTGATGCCGGGCCAGTAGCCCTCGATGTCCACGAGGAGCAGCGTTGAAGGGATGCCGGTGGCGGCGGTCGTGATCGCGCCCAGGTTGAGGAGGTGCTTGATGCTCGCGGCCACATCGCCGCCGTGGCGGATGCCGAAAATCTGCGTGCCGTTGCCGGTGGCCTCGTCGCACTCGCGGAAGGCCAGCGCGGTGCCGGCCCAGGCATTGGCCACGGGGCTGCCGGCGAGTGAGGTGGTGTCGTAGGAGCGGCCGGCGACGTAGGCGGCGGCGCCGGTGATCTTGTTCCAGTCGGAGCGCCAGCGTTGACCAGAGCTAAGAGCAGATACGATTGCGTTGATTGAGGTGAGGGCCATGTTTTTGGGTGTGTTGAGTGTTAGCCCCAGACAAAGGAGGCCGTGCCGAAGATAGAAACCGAGCGGGCGCCGCCATTGCGGAGCACGAAAAAACCGAGGTGCGCGCCGTCGTAAATGCGCGGAAAATCAAAGGCGTTGTGCGTTGCAAAATTTTTGACTGAAAAGACGGTGTTTATCACGCCCGTCGCGCCGCCTTGCCAATCGATGCGGGCGATGGGCTTGACGAGATAGATGCACCAAAACCCGCCCGCATCATTTTGAAACGTGACGCTTGAAATGCTTTTCACGCCGCCGCCCTCTGTGGGCAGGTAGAGCATCCCCTGGACGCCGGCTCCATTTGTCCGCATCGTGACGGCGGCGGTGCCGAGGCCGTCGTTGGTGGAATACACCGTGACCTCGCGGGTCACATCTTCCGAATCGACGTAGGAGACGACAATCGGCACGCCAAAGCCCGAAGCGGGGGCGACGTGGTTGACGAGCACGGCTCGCACGCCCACGCCGTCGCCGTAGCGGGGCAGAGTGGCGGAGTTGACCAGGACTTGCTCGGCGGTGTTGCCGCCGTCGATGAGCGGGTAGATGCCGAGCAGGTCGTAGAGCTCAAACGATTGATTGAGCAGATCGGGCGCAGTGACGCCGCAATACACCGAGAGCTCGGTGAGGTGACGAGTCTGCCCGGCGGCGATGGGTGGGAAAAAAATTGCCTCGTTGCGCGTGGCATCCATCGGGCGCAGCGTGAGGGCCTCGCCAATGCGCGCCTCGTAGGCGGGCTGCCCGGAGGTGTAGCTCCAATCGTGCCAGCGGCCATCGCCCGCCGCCCCTGGGTTCTTAAAGAATCTTTGGGTGTGGGCGCGTCCCTCGGAATAGGCGGCGGCGACGTCGGCTGTGGAGGTGATGGGCATCGGGAGCGGAACTTAATCGACCGTCGCCGCGAGGGTGCCGGGATTAAAAAGCGGCGTGATGCCCGCGCTGATGGAGCGGGTGGCATCGAGCGCGCCGGAGACGATGATCTGAGCCGCGCCCGAAGACGCGACGCCGATGCTAAAGTGCGTGGCGGTGGCCGAACCTGAGGTGCACTCGCCAAACTGAACCGTGGCCACGTTGCTAATAGTCGAAACCGAGCGCGACCAACCGGAGCCGGAGCGGGCCACGGCGACGCGGGCGTAGCCGGTGTAGGCGGCCTCGCTCGTCGCTTGCGTGCCGGCCTCGCCGGGATCGGCGGTGTGCAGGGCCACGAAGAAGCTGCCGGCCGCGGCGCTGTTTTGCAGGCCGCCGGCGTCGCCGATGTTGGCCCAGTCGGTGTTGAGGAATAGGAGATCGAGGAGGGCGGCCTCGGCCGCGTTGGACATGCTCATGGTGGTGGTGGTTTAGGCGGGCAGTTGCGTGAGATCGAAACGGAGGGAGCGGGGCGGGAGGTCGAGGCCGTCGCCGGCGCGGAGGGCCACGACTTCGGCGAGCGTGCTCGAGAAAATGAGCTCACCGCCGAGCCAAAGGCCGAGCACGACGACCTCGGCGGCGGGCAGGTTGAGAAACGACACGCGCTCGGCATTGACGTGCGTGCCATCGGCCTCGGCGCTGAGCGCGAAGGGTTGGCGCGCATAAGAGCCGCCGCTCAACTCGGCGGGCGCGCCGGGCAACGGATCGGCGGTGTGCAGGCTGAGCACGGCGCCGGCGAGTGGGCCGAGCATGAGGGACCTAAGCGCCGGCGAGATCATGGGGAGACGACGACCTCTTCGCGGGACTCGATCAGGCGGCCCGACTCGTCGCGCACGTGGCGCACGGTGCGGAGGGGCGCGCCGGGCTGGTTGAGGTTGATCTCGACCTTGACCGGATCCGGCGCAGCGGCCTGGGCGAGCCGGGCCTCGAGCTTGAAACTCTCGGGGCCAAAATGCACTTGGGCCGGGGCCGGGGCCGCCAGGTTGATCGTGAGGTTGCGCGGCTCTTGCGCGTCGGAATCGTCGGCCGAGTCGTCGGGCCGCGAGGTTTGGCCGGCTTCTTGGGCGTTGAGGGGCCACTCGGGGTTGTTGGCGCCGGTGTCGGGGAATTCGTTGAGATCGAGTTGGCGCCGGTATTCGTTGACCGTGATGAGGCGGGAGCGGCGCTCGATCTCGGCTTTCTGCGCTTGCTCGAGGGGCGAGCCGCGGAGGAGGGCGCCCACGTTGAACTTGATGAAATAGCCCTCGGCCTTTTCGGCTTCGGTGAGGCACTTGTCTTCGAGCTCCATCTCCCAATTTACGAGCCAAGGGAGCAGGGTGTAATTCACGAAGCCGCGGGAGAGCTCGGCGATGCCGGTGCCGAAGCTCGTCGATTTCTCCATCGATTGGAGGAGGGTGAGCGGCACGCGGTAGACGCGGGCGATCTCCTCGACTTCGAATTTGCGCGTGAGGAGGAGCTCGGCGTCTTGGTTGGTGAAACCGGAATTCACCCAATCGACGCCGCCGAAGATGAGCGGATTTTTGCCGGCCGCGATGGCGCCGGTATAGTTTTCGTCCCAAAACTTTTTGAATTCTGTCGCCTTGGCGCGGTCCCAGGTGGGCGGGCCTTTGATGAGCCCGGGTTGGCGGTTGCCGTTGGCAAAGGTGGCGGCGTTGAATTGCTGGGCCGTCATGGCGAGGCCCACGCTCTCGCGCATATCGTGGAGCGGGGAGCGGCCGGTGGCG